AAGCTAGTTGATCTGTTAACAAACATCATGTACTCTTCAATAGCGCCTTGCTTATCAAACTCAGCAAGTATTGCATCGAACTCAGCTAAATCAGTAGCAGCGTTAACACCAGTCACACCAGAAGTTACATTACCTCTATTTGTAATAGCAGCAAATAAACCTTCAGAACCTGTTCTAACGTTACCATCAGCAGAAAAAGCATCCTCAGTTAAATCTTCAGCAGAAACAAGTCCAGAATCTGCACCTGCATCAGCTATACCACCAACTTCAGCTTCTAACATTGCCATTTCAATATAATCAGTAAAACGAGCTCTTGTATCAGCTTCTGCTTTTAAGTACCATAAGTAACCTGATTGACCAGCTTCTGTAGATACTTCAACCCAACCTATTCTAGATGCATCAGATCCTGATACTTCGTAGTAATCTTTCATAATAATTGGTTTATTAGTGAAAGATTTAAAGTTTGGTTGATTAGCAGTTCTAGAATTTAACGTAGCACCAGCAGTAGCAACATCAGTTGCAGGTGAATAACCAGTTGCTTTTTGAAACTCAGAACCATAAACAAATATTGTAATTGCATCACCATCTTCGAAACCAGCAGTGTCTAACGACGCAGTACCGTAAGGAGCTACTTCTACTTTGTCATGAGTACCACCAGATGTACCTCTAATAGCTTCTGTTACTAGACATTTTACTACACCAGCAGATCCAGCTATAATAACTGTATCATTTACTCTAACGCCGTGATCAGTACCGATGTCATTACCATCAATGTCGTTTTGTATTTCTATAAGACCACCTGATACTACATCACCACCAGCTTTAGTAGTTACTACACCTGTATAAGAAAGGTGTAATCTTGATTGTTCAGACCATACTACTTGATCAGCAGTCATAGCCTCTTCTGCACCAACTTGAGCAAGGAAACCAGAAATTGTTCTAGGTCCGAAAACCTCAGCTTCTTTTTCCATCAAGTCTGGCACGTATTGTTGCGCCCATCCAGCTCCAGCTGTTGACGCAAGATCTAAGTAATTTGTAGATAGTGTTTGCTGCCCAGTAGCAGGTACACTATTCAAAATACTTCCATTTGTAATTGCCATTTTTTAATAATTTTAAATTGTTATTTATTGTTTTTAATTTTAAACTTAAAATCAGAAGAATTATCACCTAACACTTTTACTTTTATTCCACCCGCTTCAACAGTACCGTGGCTTTGCCTAGGACTCATGTCAACGTTTTTGGCTTTAGCAACACTATTTTTCATAGCATCAGCTTTACCTTGCTCATAAAAGTGTTTTGCAACAGCGTCTGCATTCATCGCTGTAAATAAAGATTTATGATAACCCTTAGCATCTGACATTTCATTTTTTTCGTTCAAAAACTTTTTGACAAAATTATTAATATCACTTTGAGTTTCTTTAACCTCACCAACGTTATTTACATTAAACCTATATTTTTTATCACCGACGTTATATTCAAAACCTTTGAATTTGTCATTAAAAACATTTTTAGTTTTGTTTAAAAAATTAGATTTTTGTAATTCTGCTTGTTTTTTAGTCTCTTCTGACTCTTTGTTATATCTATTAAAGAAATTTACAGCCTTTTGTTGTTCAGGCGTAAGCTTTGAACCGGCTTTTATTTCTTCATAGTATTTGGACTTTTGCCCGTCCAAGTGGCTTCTAGCACTGGCAACTTGCTCTTTAAGCGCTAATTTTTTTCTTCGTATATCTATATCTTCGTCAACCTCTTCGTCGTAAGAGAATTGATCTTCCATTAGGAAGTTAATTTCTTCATTATTTAAATGAGGTTTTGTTTGCTTATAATATTCATATAATAGATTTTTATCATCTAATTTTGAATAATCTTGATTAAGTCTTACGTAATCATTTAAATCACCACCAGTTTCTTCCATAAAATCCATTAGTTTTTGGATGTTTTCTGGTATTGGCTTTCCAGTAGCCTCTGCTTCAGCAACAGCTTCTTCAATTTGCTCTTCTACTTCAGCTATCTCTTCTTCAGTAGAATCTTCAGTAATTTCTTCTAACGCTGGAGCTTCTTGTGCTTCTTCTTCCGGTTGTACTTCTTCTTGTTCTTGTGAGGCATCGGCATTTTTAGACTCTGCAGCCACTCTGCTGTCGTCAGCGTTGTCTTCTTTAGTTTCATTTTTTTCTTCTTTTGGTGTTGGTGGTTTATCTAAATTTACTTTTATAACGTTATCATCTTGTTGCTCATCTTTAATTTCAACTTTTGTAACGTTATCCTGTGTAGTTTCTTCAACTACATTTTCTTCTTTTTCTTCCATAATATAATATAATAATAGTTAATAAATTTTATCTAGGTTCAAAACTACCTAAGTCAAATCCTCCGCCTAGTATATCATTACCTGCAGACTCAAAGTTTTTAGGTGCTTTACCTGTTTTTCTTTGTTCAATCATTTCTGATTGTTGTGTTGCTTGAATTTTTGTTCTTTCGTCTTTACGATCTTCTTTTTGTTTTTCTCTTTGTTTCATGTTTTCAGCCTCAATACCTTTTAGCTGCATGTTATATTGAAACTCTAAAGCCATTAATTGTTTTTTCATTTCAACCTCTTGTGCCATTTTCTGAGCCTCAAGTTGTGCTTTTATTTGTTCTAGTTGAGCTTCACTTTGTGTTAACGCTTGGTTTTTTTGAACATCAACTTGTGCAGCGGCTTGTGCTGCCTGAGCGTTAGATTGTGATTGCGCTTGTATATTTTCCAACTGTAATCGTCTATCTCTTTCTTGTTTCTTTTTTCTTCGTATTTTTAGCATTTGATTTGCTAATTTAATACTGCGTATCTCTCTAAGGTCAATAGCATCTTCTAGCTCTATACTTTGTTGCTGTAACGCTATTTGAATATTATTTTCAAGTATTGCTTTTTCTTCTTCATCTGGCATCAACTCTAAAAATATACCAAAATCATAAAGATGCAAATTAGACATTTCATCTAATGTCGCTACATTGTGAGTTCCAATTGCTTGTATAAAAGCGTCTTTTGTTGGTGAATACTCAATAATGTCAGATATTCTGAGAGATAAACACTCTGCTGTTTCTGCAGTTAAAAACAAGCCTGCTTGTAGTATATGTCTAGTAGCCGTGTTTGAATTTGCCGCTGCCAATTTTTGAATACCAACCAAAGCGTTTTTATCTGGAGTACTACCATCTCTAGCTTCGTTAAGTCCAGTTACATCTCTTATCATTTGTAGATAATAATTATAATTACCTATAAGCGCTTGCATTTTATTACCACCACTACCTGATGTTATTTCTTGAATAGGTACTTTACCAGGGTTTACATCGCCATCTTGTGTGAACGATCTACCAATTACAGATCCAGTTTGGAAGAACATATTTAAAGCTTCTTGTGGGTTGTAATTAGTTCCGTTACCTAAATCAACTTCAGCTAAGCCATCTGCGTCAAGATAAACACCATCTGGCACCATACGTGACATTACTTGCTGTAATTTTAAATGTGTTAATTGTATCATATCAGCAAAACCAGTAATACGTTTTACTAATGAATCAATTTTACCATCATACATGCGTGGAGCCACAATGGCATAATTCATTTTTACTTTTGTAAAATCACTTTTAGGACGCATCATATTTTTAGCCATCTCCCATTTAAGTAATTTATCAGTACCTAAAATTATAGCCCCATCGTATAATGTTTCTATAGATCTTAACATTCTGCTAAAACCACCTTCCATACCTTCTGGTGGATTAAACGAATCATCTTTAGGTATAATTTTATTAGCACCAGTACCTGTTTCTTTTATTTTATACACTTCGTTCATATAAGTTTTATAATTAAAATATAAAACTTGAATTGTATTGTTATCTTCTTTCTTCTTTGAATACCTTGTGTTATAGTTATTTCTATTATAATTTTTATTTTTAACTATATCTTCAAGATCGCTTTCTGATAAATGAGGAAATTGTTTTGCCAATTCATTTACAGGTATAGATTTAACTTCACCAACATAATATATATCATCAAAATATGGAGAGTCAGTGTAAGAATAAACAAGATTAGCTGGATCAACATAATCAATAACAACACCTTCAGAAGTATTAAACGACGTTTTAACAGCACCCATACCTAAAACCGTTAAATCATAGTAAAATCTTTTCTTTATTAATTCGTAATTATTACCTTCAAATAAAACATTTAAAGCTTGTTCTTCTGCTAGCTCTACAGCCTGTTTGTAATTTAATTGCATGTGCAAGCCTAGCTCTTCTTCAGAATCTGGTAAAGTTTCAGGATCGTTTTTTGCTAAAGCTATTCCAAAGGCTTGTTTTGAAAACGCGTCTAAATCTTTTGTTCTCATGTCTGCTAATATAGACTCCATGTACTCAGTTCTTTTACTTATTCCAAAAGAATCTTGTGAGTAAGCTTTTATATCGTATGTTCGCTCTGCAATACCGTTTACAACAATATCAACAAATTTAGATATAATTGGTACAGGTTTCCAGTCTAAATTTAAATAGGACAAATCACCGTTTATAGATAACTCATCCTTATATTTTTGTATAGACTGTTCGCCTCTTGCATACAACCTTAAATTATGAAAGTCTTTATGATTAGACATGTAACGATTAATACTTCTGTCTTCATTAAACCATTCTGTTTCTATAGCTTTAGCTACTTTTAAACCATAATCATAACTAAGCTTTTCAGCATCGCTTACCGTTTGACTTGGAAAATAACTTTTACCAGAATATGCCATATTTATTTTATTATTTGTGAATTAGTTCCAGTATTACTATACTTAGAAATATTTATATTTAGTTTAGGTTTTTCAACCTTAGGATTTGGCGCGTATAAGTGTCTATTGTTTGCCATTATAGCTAAACCGCTACTTATTGTTGCGTCAAACTTAGTTCTTTTGTTTATATCAAACCTGCTCCAGTCGTTTAGTAAATCATTAAAATATAAATCGCCAAACGTACCATCTTGCCTCATACCTACGTGATCTTGTATATACATTTCAATTGCGGCTGCGTGAGCTTGCTTTATATCTTCACTAGAGTTTGGTATACCACCTATTTCTTTTTCTGCTACAGATAATTTATTCCATGACTTATCAGGTCTATTCATACTAAATCCTCTATAACCTCTACGTCTTAAATAATACAAAAGTCTTGGTTTATTATTCTCTGCAAGTATAGGCATGCCATAAAATACTAATGCCATTAATACATCTTCGAAGAATATCTCTGCCGTAGGTGGTCTTGACAAATATTCTAAAAAGAAAGTATTTGCAGGAGCGTCTTCCATACTAAATCTAGTTAAACCATGTAATGCTCCTTTAGATCCTTCTCCATCTACAGTCCCTGATATATCATAAGAGTCACAACCAAATGCACCCATATGTTCATTACCAGGATATTTAACACCATTTTTAAGTACTACTCTATTTTGTAATTGCTGAGGTGGAACCCAGCTAACTTTAAATCTACCTTTTGGATCAGGATAAAATATAACTTGTGTGTCTTTTACACCATTTACCCATTGAAAATTACCTGTTGTAATTCCTAATGTTCTTGACATTTCCTCGTTGTAGTCTATTTGTTCGTATATTTTAACTAAATTAAATATACTGTTTTTTGTTTCATCACGAAAAGCATGCTCTGTAGTTCTAGGAAATTGGCGATAAAATTCATTTAAACCATCTTGATCACCTTTTAAACCTTCAGCTTCGTTTTGCCAATGATCAATAACACCTACATCTATTAATTCACCATCTGGGGCGAACACATCTGTGTCAGGAGTAGTGAATACTGGAACTCCGTACTCATCAATAAATCCTTCGTAGTTCCATTCCATTGGGATAAACAAAGAGTATAAACCAG